CGGGTACGAAGAGCTCAACATGAGCCAGTCGATCAAGCAGCACACGACCGGTACCCGCACGGGCGCGCACACTGTCACCACGACCGTGTCGACCCAAGGTGCGGACACGATCGCGATCACTGGCACGGGCACTCAGACGATCAAGAAGGGCGACGTCTTCACCATCGCTAACGTGTATGCGGTCAACCCGCAGACCCGCGAATCGACTGGGTCGCTCCAGCAGTTCGTCGTGACCGAGGACGTCACCGCCGCTGCCGGCGCCTACGCTGCGGTCAAGATCGCTCCCAAGATCTACACCGCAACGCAAGCTCTGGCGACCGTGGACTCGTTCCCGCAGTCGGGCGCCGCCGTCACCTTCTTGGGCAGCGCCAGCACCCAGTACCCGCAGAACCTGATCTATCACCGCGACGCCATCACGTTCGCGACGGCCGATCTGGTGATGCCGCAGGGTGTCGACATGGCCAGCCGTCAGGTTCACAACGGTATCAGTCTGCGTGTCGTGCGTCAGTACGACATCAACAACGACCGTATGCCGTGCCGGGTCGACGTGCTGTATGGCTACTCGGTGATCCGTCCGCAGATGGCTGTGCGGATGTGGGGCTAAACGAAGGGGCTTCGGCCCCTTCTAATCTATTCTGAAAGGACACAATCATGGCTCTTCCTAATGGTGGTGGCGGGTATCAAGTCGGTGACGGCAATCTGAACGAACCGCTGATCGACTGCATCCCCGAACCCGTTTCGGTTACGGCAACGGCGACTCTGACCGCCGCGCAAGTGCTGAACGGTTTGATCTTGGCCAACAGCGGTGTGACTACGCAGCAGACCTACACTCTGCCAACGGTCGCGTTGCTGGAAACTGATCTGGCGAACTCGGACAAGATCGGCACGTCGTTCACGTTCCGTGTCGTTAACCTCGGCACTTCGTCGGGTACTGCGGTCATCGCGGCTGGCACGGGTTGGACCGTGTCGGGCTCGTTGACCATGACGATCCCGGTGACGACTGGTGCGACGCTGGTTGCGCGCAAGACGGCAGTGGGGGCGTGGACTCTGTACCGCGTCGCCTGATAGGAGCTAATCATGGCGAACAACAAGCCTGTTGGGGTGGCCTACTCCGACCCGGCGCTGACGGCGTTCTATCTCAACGCTCCGGTCACTAAGACCGCCAGCTTCACGCTGGGCGAAGAGGAGAATTTCGTCATCGCCAACGGCGCGTCGGCCAACGTCACGGTGACGTTGCCGAGCGGCGCCGCCTACATCGGTCGGACGGTCTTCGTCAAAAACCTGTCGGCAACTTACACCCTGATCTCGGCGTCGTCGAACGTCAAGCCTCGAACCTCCGGCACTGCGGGCACCGCCATCTTGGCGGCGTCGGCGGGCGCTTGGGCGATCTTGGTTTGCGAAGACGGCACGAACTGGGTCGTAATGGCTGGCAACTAACAGGGCGGGGGCTTCGGCCCCCGTTTTTTGCATGGCATTGATCTACATGAAGCACCCGGTTCACGGGGAAAAGATTGCCACTCTTGAGTTGGAAGCCGAGCATGATGAAAAGCACGGCTGGGAGCGGTATACTCCGGGCGAAGAGCCGGCACCGGAGCCGGTGAACGAGCTGCGGCCGCGCCGCCGTCGGGAGCAGTCGGATGCAAAGCTTCTATGACGTAGTCGTTGACACAGGCGGCAATCCAATTGCCGGCGCGCAGGTCTTTGTCTACGACTCGTTGGGCGTGTTGGCCACCCTTTATTCGGACGTCAACAACACGCCCCAAGCAAACCCCATCATCACAAATGCGGATGGTGGGTATCTGTTCTATGCCGCTAATGGCATCTATTCGGTCGTCATTGTCGCGGCTGGGTACAACTCTCAGACGTTGACCGGCATCACGATTTCCGGTGCGCCCAGCACCGGTAGTGTAGACATCCAAGAATTCTCTACGCCAGGGTCGTACACTTGGACCAAGCCGGCCGGCGCTCGATTTGTCGAAGTGCTGATGTACGGCGGGGGTGGTGGTGGCGGATCGGGCCGTCGTCGCGGCGCGTTGGTAGCAGCCAGTATAACGGGTGGCAGTGGCGGGGCAGCGGGCTCAAGAATGGAGCTGCGGCTGCCGGCTTCGGCGCTAAGCTCAACTGAAACTGTTGTAGTGGGGGCGGGCGGCGTTGGCGGGGCACCGCAAACGGTTGACAACACAAACGGAATAACCGGTAGTTTTGGCGGCGACTCCACATTTGCAACTTTGGTGGCGCGGGGTGGCGGCACGGGTCTTGGGGGAATTGTTTATGCTGGAACGCCAGTGTCCCCGGGGTTATCTTTTAACTCAATCGAGGCATTAGTCCAATCCGGCACTGGCTATACGGCGGCTGGCGGAGCAAGCACTTCCGGCACTAGTTTTGCAGGCTCTGCCGGAGGTTTACGTGGCGGCGGTGGGGCAGGAGGCGCGGGCCTTGTGTCTGGAGGCGGTTCCTCAAACAACGCTTTTTCGGGCGGTTTAGGAGGCACTGCGCTTACAACCGGATCCTCAACAACCGGCGGCGGCGGCGCTGGCGGAACTGCGGGCGGGAATGGCTCGAATGGCGCGGACAGCACCAGTGGAAATTGGGCAGGAGGCTCTGGTGGCGGCGGGGGCAGTAGTTCTACGTTGGCGAACGCTGGATCTGGCGGTAACGGCGGTTTTCCTGGCGGAGGTGGCGGCGGAGGTGGGGCTTCGGAAGCGTTTGACTCCGGCGCCGGCGGTAACGGTGGCAATGGGTTTGTTCGCGTCGTGACATACCTTTGATGGAATAAACAATGACCGTCCTTACGCTTTCAGGCGCTGGTGTCAGCGCCGGCGACATCATCAACGGGGCGCTGCGCCTTCTTGGCCAGCTTGCTGAAGGCGAGACGCCGTCGGCTGAGACGTCTGCTGACGCGCTGTTGGCCATGAACCAGATGTTGGACAGCTGGAGCATCGAGCGGCTGTCGGTGTTCGCCACCCGAGATGACGTGTTCACTTGGCCGGCCAACACCATCAAGCGCACCTACGGCCCGACCGGGGACTTTGTCGGCGCGCGCCCCGTGCTGCTGGACGACAGCACCTACTTCAAGGACACCGCCAGCGGGCTGTCTTATGACATCCTGTTCATCAATCAGGACCAGTACAACGGCATTGCGCTGAAGACCGCCGGCAGCACGTTTCCGCAGGTCATGTGGGTCAACATGACCTACCCGGATGTCGAGATGTACTTGTACCCGCGCCCGACCAAGGATCTGGAGTTCCATCTGGTGTCGGTGCAGGAGCTTGCGCAGCCCGCGACGTTGGCGACCATTCTGGCGTTCCCGCCCGGCTACTTGCGAGCGTTTCGGTACTGTTTGGCGATGGAGTTGGCGCCTGAGTTCGGTGTCGAGCCGTCGATGCAGGTGCAGCGGATCGCGATGGTGTCGAAGCGCAACCTGAAGCGGATCAACAATCCTGATGACATCATGGCGATGCCGTACAGTCTGGTGAACCGACGCCGTCAAAGATTCAACATCTTCTCTGGCGGCTACTGATGAAGACGCCTATCCTCGGCGCCTCCTACGTCGCGGCCAGCATCAACGCCGCAAACGACCGCTGCGTGAACCTTTACCCGGAGATCGTGCAGCAGGGCGGCAAGGAGCCGGCGTTCCTTCGCCGGGCGCCAGGTCTGAAGCTCATCACGCCGACGGTGGGCGGCTCGCCTGTCACAACGCTCGACAACGGCCCGGTGCGTGGGCTGCACGTCTATGGCGACAAACTGTACGTCGTGACGGCCGAGGCGCCTGCGACGCTGCCATACCCCGAGACCAAGCTGTGGGAGTTGGACGCCAGCTACGCTGCCACGTTGCGTGGCACTGTGTCGTCTGACGTTGGGACCGGTCAGGTGACGATGGCCGACAACGGCACGCAGATGTTCTTGGCGTGCGGCGATGCGGCCGGCACCAGCTACATTTACAACAACAGCACGAACGTCTTTGCGGAGATCACGGACGTCGACTTCCCCGGCGCCTCCTCTGTTGGCTTCATTGATGGGTACTTTGTCTTCAGTGAGCCCAACAGCCAGAAGCTTTGGGTGACGTCACTGCTGGACGGCACGTCGGTTGACCCGCTGGACTTTGCCAGTGCCGAGGGCGCTCCTGACCCCATCCTGTACGTCATCGTCAGTAATCGTGAGGTGTGGGTGTTCGGCACGACGACGACCGAGGTCTGGTACAACGCGGGTGGGCCGGACTTCCCGC